TCCACGTCGAAACGTCAAACTCCTGCGTGTACAGCAGCAGGTTCCGCGAGGCAGGGGTAACCGCGACCAGACCGTTGCTGCCCACGTAGGTGGCCGCAGAGGTCCGCGTGAAGGTGATCAGCTGATCGAAGGTGTAAGCGGTCATAGCAGATCGTCTACCACATAGAGGCCGGAAAGGAAATCGAGCGACAGCGACAGCGGCGTCTGGAACGGCGTGTCGCCGGAATAGTACTGGCCCGTCAGGAAGCGCAGCCGCAACGACGCCGGGGAGGCGCCAGCTATCGCGCTCAGGGACGCCAGCGTGGCGTCAGGCAGTCGTGAACCATAGATCGTCACGGTGCGCAGCCAACCAAACCAACCGCCGTAGCCGAGGGTGTTATCGTTCGGGCCGAACACCAGCGCGTTGACCCCCACCGGCACGCTGCCAGTCCCGTCAGTGCTCGGGCCCTCGCCGTTGCCGCTGTTGGCAAAGTCGTCGAGTTGGTACGCGGCTGCCTGCCCGTAGACGTAGTACGGATCGGCAAAGTCACTGACCAGCGATGCCTGCAGCAGCGGCAGGGCCATCGACGAGTACGACTGGGCGATGAAGTCCAACAGGAAGTCGGAGGCCCCGACGTCATACGTGATCGAGCGGCTACCACCGCTAACGCTGAGCGCTTGGAAGTCAGAGCCGGTGCTCTGGAACAGCAGAGCCGACGGCTTGTTCGCCACGGTGGTGAACGCCGTCTCGGCCCCCAGAATGATGCTACCCGCCGTCGGGGTGTACCAGCTGCTGAACCCGGAGCCGATCATGGCCGCGCTATCGGCCGCGCGGGTGGTGGCAGTACCAGCCGTGGGGATGAAGCTCGAGGCTGAGTTGCCCGCCTCCAGCTGCGCGTACTGGACCGTACCGGTGACCGTCAGGGTCAGCGAGCCTGCGGACGGGGTGAACAGGATGACGCGCCGGTTCGGGAACGCGCCAGACCCTACCACAGTGGCCGACGCCGCGCCGGACAGGACGATCTGCCCCGTGCCGTAGAACGACAGCGTATAGGGCTGCGCCGTCACCGTCACACTCTGCGTCGACAGGTTGGTGCCGTTGATTAGCGAGTTCAGCAGCAGGTTCGTGCGCGCGTCCTCGAGCAGCAGGCCGCGAGGCAGCAGCGTGTCGGGGAAGTGGTCGAAGCGGGCCTCATTGGCCGCAGCCAGCGTGATCTGCCCGGCAGAGTTGAAATACGTCGCCGCCGACGCGCGCGAGAACGTGATGCGCGGGTCCAGCACGCCCGACAGGAAATCGAGGTCGAGCACCAGCGGCCCACCTCCGGTCCCGCCCCAGCCAGTCACCAGACCAGAGGCACCGGACCAGAAGCCGGTTACGTTGCGGTAGAGGCCGACACCGAGCGCCAGCCCCGAGACGCCGCTGTACAACCCCGAGGACATTACGCGTGCAGACCTGCCTGAGTAATCGTGAGCCGCACCGACCCAGAACCACTGCTAAGCAGTACACGTACTGCCGTAGGGATATAGGCGTAGTTGCCTTGGCGGTTCACGGTCTGCGCGACGAGGTTCACGTCCGGATGGTCGAACCACGTAACCGTAGCGCCCGCTTCGAGCGGGTTATCGAGCGTCTGCTGGATGGTGTAGTTCGCGGTACCCGTAACCACGGCCTGCAGAGATACCTCCGGGCGACCGTAGTAGTCGAGCACAGCGGGGGCGGAGGCTTTCGCCCCGCCACTCGCATCAGACACGCTTACCTGAATGGGGCGCACGTTACTTACCCTTCTTCATACCGCAAGAACCGCCCTTGGCACGGGCGACGCCGCCGAATTCGTTGCGCGTACCGCGCTGCATGGCCATACCACCGCGAGCCATCTTGACCATGGTGCCCTTGGTCTTGCCCTTCTTGGCGCAGCCGTCGACGGCACCGCCCTTAGCGTACTTCTTCATGCCCTTGGTTCCTTCCGGTCTGTAGTCGAGGTTCTTGGTGCCTTCACGCTTGCCTGCGTCCTGACCCGCCTTGTTACGGCGCATCATTTCGGCCTCGAACTCCCGGCGCTGCTTGGCGGCATCCGGAGTCGTCGGGGCAGTGGTGCTGGGGCCAGTGGTGCCGCCGCGCTTGAGCGCCTTCGGGTACTTGGCGTAGAACTTTTCCTTGCTGGTGGCACCGGGCTTGCTGCCCGTCGCTACGCGCTCAGCCTGCTTCTTCGTCCGCTCAGCATCCGAGGTCATGCGCAGGTCGATGAAGGGCTTGCTCTCCTTACGGGCCAACCCAGCGGGCGGCCCCGACTTTGCGTGGGTGAATGCGGCGGTGCGTCCTGCGCTGCTAGCTGCCTTGAACGTATCCACGGCACTGGGCTTGGCAGCGGGCTTAGCCGGGCTAGCCTTAGCCGGAGCAGCCTTGGTCGGGGCAGGAGCAGCCTTGGCCGGAGCGGACTTCTTCGCACCCGCCATCTCCGTGGTGTAGCTCTTACCCTTCCAAGTGAAGGTCTTGTCGCCAGCCTTGCGAGCGCTTGCGAACGCCGAGCCGAACGAGCCGCCCGAAGCCGGGGCAGCCTTGCGGGCCGCAGCGGGCTTAGCCGCCATACTCTGCTTGAACTCGTCCGAGCTAGCCTTGGCTTCCGAAGCGCGCGTAGCGGCGCTGCTCTTGGCAGCTTCTTCGGAAGCCTTGGTGGTGGACTCGAGGTCCTTGCGGAACTTGCGCTGGCTCATCTTCGCCATGGTTTAGCCCTTCTTTCCGATCTCTTCGACCTTGGCCTCGAGCCGCTCAAAAGCACGGTCGAACCGGTCACCAAGTTTGTCTACGATCCCGTTCATCTCCGCCCGGGTGACGTGGTCGCGAGCAATCTCCTCGCGGGTACGGTTGAGCAGGATGCCAAGGCGATCCAGCTCATCCATCTTGCCTTTAAGCAAGAAGCCCATGATCCCAACCACAGCACTGAGCACGATGTTCCATATGAGCATCTCCATCCTAGCACTTCCACGCACGGAGGGATTTGTTGATCCGGCTGTTGGGGTCGCTGGCCGTCTTCTTGCTGGTCAGCTTCTTCTTCATCCCTGTCATTCGGGCGCAAAAGCTATCCCGGCGAGGGCCACCCTCCGGCTGCGGACGTTTGAGGTTCATACCCTGCTTCTTGGCAGAGGCACGGCCCTTGGCGTTCAGGCCGCCTTTAGGGTTCTTGCCTTCCTTGCGCTGCCAAGCCGGAGTCTTAGGCATGTCACGCCTCCTACTTAGCTATTAGGCAGCAGCCAGCACAATGACGCTATAGGTAGCCGAAGCAGGGTCGACAGCGCCTGCAGTGACGTTGGTCGCACGGACAGCCACGGTGTTAGTCGCCGACACGAAGGCGTTGAACACGATACCGACAGTGGGGGATGCGGGGAGGGCCAGAGCCACCGGATCGCCGACGGCAGCGCCGGTAACGGTGATGGTCAGAGTCTGCTGCCCAGCAGCAGCAATCGAAGGGAAGTCGAGGGCCGCCGAGGCCGCCAGCAGCTTGGTGAGGGCGGCGGTGCCCGTGCCGACGATGAAGCCGTTGTCCGACTTTACCGGACCCGAAAAAGTAGTCTGAGCCATGCTCTATCTCCTGTGTAGCAGCACACCCTCGCACCGTCTCTGCTACGTCTGCTAGGTCAGTCGGTGCGAGTAAGATTCCTAGGTGAGTATGGATACCACCAAAAAGAAAAGAGGGGAAGAGGTTTCCCCCTTCCCCTCCCCCCTGTTTCCTTAGGCAGCGCCTTCGGAACCGTACATTCCGAGGGGATCGCTCCAGCCAAAGCTGTAACGCTCGCGGGCCTTGTAGCGGACGTTCCCGGTGTCGAAGTCACCGTCCATGCCCGTGCTCATCGGAGTACGGACAAAGTGCTTCAGACCGTTCGGCACGTCGGTGGTCAGGAACCACGCGTCAGTGTCGGTCAGGAAGTGGTTGACGGTGTAGCCACCCGGGATCGAGCCGTTCGACTTCAGAGCGTTGATGTCGTTGTCGGCGGTACCGACACGCAGCTCGGTTTCGAGCAGGCGGGTAGCCACGAACGTCAGGCTCGTCGGGATGATCAGCTTCTTCGGCTTCGCCGCAATCAGCAGACCACGCTCGTCGGTCCAACCAGCAATCTGAATGACCGCCGCTTCAAGCGACGTTTCGTTCAGGTCCGCAGGGGTGCTGGGGATGTTCGAGTTGACGCCACCAGAGATCAGCGGGTGCGAAGCCGAGAACAGCGGCTGAGCGTCGCCACCGGGGAAGTCGGTGTCGAAGCCATTGTTCAGGACCGCAGCAGCCTTGGTCTGCTTGGTGTACGACATCGCACGAGCCAGAGCCTTGGTGTACCGCGACGACAGGCTGTCGTACAGGTTGTCTTCGATGGCTTCTTCCGTGAGCGAGAACCCGAGGGCAATCGTTTCATGGTTGTAGCGAGCCGTGAAGGCTTCCTGTCCGTTGTCGTACGCGATGGCCGAACCTTCGTTCTTCACCGGAGCAGCCGAGAAGCCCGACAGCTTGGTTTCTTCTTCGAACGAACGTTCCGAGCTCTCGGTTTCGAAAATCTCTTTGTGCTCTTCGCCGTAGCGCGAGTACTCGAGACCGAACAGAGCGTTCAGACCGGGCAGAAGCTCCTTGAGGAGTTGTGCGCGAGAAATTGCCATGAGTTATACTCCTCTTAGACGCCGGTGGGGTTGAGGTACTGGTGCATACCCTGATTCCACTTGACGATGACCTCGGTGTACGAACCGGGGGTACCGACAGGCGAAGTTTCAGGCACCACGTCGACGATACGCACAGGCAGCGTGGCCGTGGTCGCGGTGGTCGAGCTGAGCGCCACCTTCGAGTTGCCAGTTGCGGTGCTACCAGCGTTCTGGACCAGCGTACCGTTGTTACCAACAGCAGTGCGGGTCACGGTGCCGATGGTCGTACCCGACGAAACCACAGCGATCTTGAACAGCGCGTCCGGGTCGTCGCAGACGTAGGCGACAATGTCGGTAGCGACAACGTTACCGGGGTAGGACTGGCGGAACGACTTACCGTACACCGGGTCGGTGTACGAGCAGCCGAGGAACACGCCAACGGGGGTAGCAGTTGCGGTGCCGGTGTCCTTCTCCAGAGTGCCGGTCGCAACCAGCTTGACGACGTCACCAAAGAAAATGGCGGTCGCGTAGCCGGAGACAATCGGAATCTGGCGGGTGGAACCTGCGAACACCTGCCCACCAATCAGGTTGATCGGGATCAGCCCGTACGGGCTGTCAACAGTAGGGTATGCCATAGTTAAAGCTCCTAGCTTTTACCTGCCTTTGCCGAACGACGTCGAAGACTTCTTATCGCGGAAGAGAGGCATTCGGGCGTCGTTTTCGCGCATGAAGTTGCTATCCACGGACTCCATCTGGGCCTGATTTTTCTGCGCAAAGTACGCCTTGCGCTGATCCATCATTTCCGTAGGCACCTTGCAGAGCAACAGACCTGCGACTTCGATATTATCCTTGAACCGGCTGTCGGAGTCGACGAGCATCCGGAACTGAGGTTGCTCTTCAATCCGGACCGGCTCCCACCCCTCACGAAGCTTCGCAGAGATGTTGCGCGGGTCGTTCTTTCCGAGCGTGGAGACGCGAACCCAACGGTAAGCGTACCCTGCCTGCCTGTCGGGCTCCGGCAGCGTGGATGCAGGCTGCCAAACCTTCGGGCGTTCCGACTGTTCACGCGTTGCGCGGGGGGCACGAGCGGGCGACAGCGCCGCATCGAGACCATCCACAAGTGATTCACGAGCCATATTAGTTCTCCGTCTTCATGAGTTCACGAGCATACTGTTCAGGGGTGAGACCCAGCTTGCGAGCGATGGTGAGCTGGGACTGCCTGAGCACGATCTTTTTGGGGGATCGGCTGCGAGAAGCCGGTGCAACAACTGCGGGGGCCTTGGCCTCCCGCGCAGCAGGCTTACTGCTGCCGTTTACCACTTCGTCATCCCCGAAGTACTCGGGGAAACGGCGACGCATCGTTTTGTCGACGGCCTGCCAATATTCGTCGGAGCCAGCAAACTGCGGACCACGTTCTTTGATGAGCTTCTGGTGAAGCCCAAGCGCAGAAGCAGTCATCTCTTCGTCGGTACCGTACCACTGATTGCGCTCTTGCCACGCAAGGGTCTTGGTGTCCGGACGCTGAACTTGGTTCTGCTCCTGACGCTGTTCTACCTCTGTTTCAGTCTGCTGTACAGTAGGTTTGTACTCATCGAGCTGCTGGAGCCGATACATGGCCTTCGTCAGCTGCTCCTGAGCCTCCACGACCTTGTAAGCGTCACCCGCTTCGTAGGCCTCGCGGTAGGCCCGGCGAGCAGCTTCAGCCTCATACTCGGCGGATTGCTTGAAGCTACCAACCAGCGTCTGCTGACCCTGCGCAAGGGTCTGGCGCAGCTGCTCGGCTTCCTGCCGGTAGCGCTGAGCGACAGTCAGGGCCTCGTTCTGCTCACGCATGAGGCGCTCTTTCTCGCGTCGCTCATCGTGCCAGACCTTCTTCATCTGCTTAAGGCGCAGCTTTACCTTCTCGGAGTACTCCTCGAGCTCATCGTTCTCGAGCTCCTCAACGATCTCCTTGGGCATCGGTTCACGGCCCCGGTCAGCTTCCGGGGTATCATCCTGAATCTCGATGTCGGGCAGGTTATCAACATCAGCGCCTTCGGTTTCGATCTCGAAGTCGAAATCATCATCGGGCTTGGTAGCCATATCACTTCTCCTTTGTACGGGTTGTGCCCGTTAACCGCGCGAAATGCCGCGCGGGTCCTCCACGACAGCTTCGACCGAGTCATCGTTGATGATCCGGAACTCCCGCCCGTGAATTTTCACCCGGCTACCGGCGTGCGGGCGCGTGAGGATGAAGTCACCCTCCTTACACCACGGGCCCGACGGGAACCGTGCCTGATCCTTGAAAGCATCAGGACCGACCTTCAGCACGAACAGGACCGGCGTGGTCAGTTCTTCGTAGTGCTTGGTGATGTCGGCTTTGAACAGGCCGCCAGCGGTCTTCTCGTCGACCTCCGGGATCGCACACAGGATGCGATAGCCCGACGGCTCGGGGAGCTGCAGGGCCTTACGCTCGGGGGTATCCGGCAGCACGGTTGCGTCACCGATGTTGTCTACGTCGGTAGCAATCAGAAACTCCGGGGTGCTCGGCAGAGTCTTGTCCTCCGCTTCAGTCATCGTCGTTCTCCATACGCTCAGCCGCCTCAACGAACATGTTGTTGGCCATCATGAGCCCGCGAATGATTCCGCAGACGTACTTGTAGTCGCCGTGGTCCTTGGCCGTACCACGAGCGAGCCCGTCGCTGAGTGATGCAATTTCTGCGTTGGTCTTCTCAGATAGGTATTTCAGTAGTTCCGTACTCATACTGGCTCCTTAGGGGCTACTCAGAAGAAACAGGGGGTTTCTTTTCGGTCTGTGTGGGTTGGGGGGTGGCCGTTGCCTCCCGAGCGATCTCGACGCCGATGCGCAGACCCTCGAGCTGGTCCTTGCTGGCGAGTGCAGCCTTGTCGGTGGCGATCTTGGCACCAACCTGAAGACCTGCGATCTCCTTCTGCGCAGCGATGCGCTTCTCTTCGAGCTCGATGCGGTCGTTCTTCTCCGCAGCATCGACCTGAAGCTTCTGGCGCTTGAGGTCGAGCTCGCCCTTCTTGATCTCCAGCTCCTGCATCTGCATCTGGACGATGGGGTCCTGAGCAGTCTGCTGCGCCTGCTGCTGAGCAGCCTCGGCTTGGCCCTTCTGGAGCAGCTGCTGAGCAGCGGCGGCCATCAGCTGGGACAGCTGCTTCTCCATTGCCGGGGTCAGCTCGTCGTCCGGCAGCGGGATGGGTACACCGGCCTGCTCCTCGACCTGACGGCGGTACTCGAACGCCACGTGCTCGTTGATGTGGGCCATCATCGCCGCCTGCATGGCCTGCGCGTTGGGGTTCTGCCCGAGCAGCTGCTGAATCTTGGGGTCCTGCATGGCGGCCATGTGGACCGTGATATGCGCCTCGTGGTCTTGGTAGATGAACGCCCGGACCGGCTTGCCGTTGATCACGTCCATGTTCTCGGAGACCGGGTCGCGCGGCTTCATATCCGCGTCGTCCTTCAGCGGCACCAGCTTCTGAGCGTTCTGGATGCCGAGGACCTCCAGCATCTGACGATGTAGGTAGGGCATGTCGTAAATCTGCGGCGCACCTTGTGCCAGCTGCAGGACCGCCTGATACTGGACGATCTTCTGCGCCATGGTGGCAGCGTTGGGGTCCGAGACCGGGATGACCTCGACCATGTCGTAGTCCGACTTCTTGGCCTTGCGGTCGCCTTCTTCCGGCTCGTAGTTGTACTCGTCCGGTGTGTAGTCCCGGATGATGGCCTTCAGGAGCCGGAACTCCTGCTTCATCGCGTAGTGGATGCGTGCCTGCACAGCCGACATCATCTTCAGCGTGCGCTCGAGGATGGCTAGGGTCGTACCGACCGGAGCCTGACCCGACATGTCGCTGATCTTCATATCAGCCGCCCCGGCGAACCGGCGACCTTCCTCGACGATGGTGTTCAGCAGCTGGTACAGGACGCCCGAGGGCTCCTTGTACGGCAGCGGCATGATGTTGTCGCGCATCGTACCCGAAGCGACGTCCACGTCGCGCCACTCAGCGGGGCTGATGGGGGTGTCGTCACCCTTGACCCGCAGGCCCTTGGTCTTGAACCCGCCCGGCAGGTTGGATAGCGTGCCCGCGTCCACCAGCTGACGGATCAGACTGGTCCCCGATTTGGCGAACGCACCAATCAGGTGGATGAGGCCGAAGGCGTAGAACCCGAAGCCCGGCACGTACGAGTAGTGTACGAAGTGGTTGCGCTTCTGCTTGAGCTTATCCTCGGGGTCCCAGTTGCGCCGGATCGCCAGCACTGTGGTGGAGTTCTTGTCGATGGTGACCACGTAGGGGAGGGCAACAGCGCCATCCCCCTTGTCGCGGTACTGGTCGTCATCAATGACGAGGTCGACGTGCATCTCCAGCAGCTTGTACCGGTCATCGGTCTCGGCACGGAACCCGAGGCGTTCGGCGATCTTCTTCTCGATCTCGTCGAGTGTGTCGCTAGGCTCTCCGAGCTCGACGTCACGATAAAACCCAGACGACTGGAGCTTGGCCATCTCGTTCTGGGTTTTGCGCATGACATGGGTGACGCGTCCAGCGACTTCCAAGCTGGACGCGCCATAGGGGACCACAACGTCCTCGGCGGGGACGTACATCGACGTCTGCCGCCCCAGCGAGGGGTCAAAATACACCTTCTTGAAGGCGTTACCTGCAAGGCCAAGGCCCCACAGCATCCGCTCATGCTCGGGCCGGTACTCGACCATCCGATCCGTGAGCTGGTAGTTCATATCCTCCTGCACGCGCGCGGAGGCATCGCGCTTGGCCGGAGTCTCTTTGCCGATGATCTTGGTGCGCACCGGGCCTTGAGCCGGGAACGTCTCCATCATGGTCTCAGCTTGGAACTTGACCAGAGCCTCCGAGAGCAGCGGGTGGTGCACGCCGCACGCCCCCGGCCACGGCTCGGTCCGGTCCTCGATCTTCATCCCGAGCAACTCGAGGCCGTCGACGTAGGTCTGTACCCAGTCCCTGCGGCTGCTGACATCCTCGTCAAAGTCGCCGATCAGGTCCCCGGCCAGCTGCGCCAGCTGTGACTCCTCAAGCACGTCCGCGAGGTTCTCGGAAAAGCCACCTCCCTCGTCGTCGCCCGGCTCCAACGTAATCTCAAGGCCGTCAATGTCGATCTCTACGGACTCAGGGTCCTCGATCTCGATCTCGATGTCCGGCTGAGGCATGTTTACCCCGGGCACAGCGCCAGCTGCGAGTGTGGCGTCAAGCCCGAGTGGGGCTTGGTTGATGGCCTTGTCTACCGCCACTTACTTATCCTTCTTGGGTGCGCGCTTGGTGGTCGCGCGGACGACCTTGGCGACCGGAGTGACCATAGCCGCTACTTCAACAACGTCGGACACAGTCTCAACGACGTCGTCGATGATGTCGAACACCGACTTTTTCTTCGGGGCACGAGTCTGGCTCGCAGCGGCTACGGCGTCAGCATACGGTACGCCTGCGTCCCGTGCCTCATTGAACGCCTCGCGCTGTGCATCGTCCCACTTGGCCCACTGGGTCTTGCCGATAGGAAAAAGCGCCTTGACCATTAGTAATACCCCTGATTGCGTTTGGACTTGAAATACACCGGTTCGTCGGGCTCGTCCAGATTCGTACTCACGTAGCCACCGCGCCGGAAGCGATGCATGGCCATCGACACCGTATCGACGTAGTCGTCGTGCGTACCGGCAGGAAACTCAGCAACTTCGTCGATCACCTCTTCGGCCCACCGAGTAGCAGGTGCCCATACCCGTCCAGAGGCAAACAGATCGCTCACAGCGTTCAATCGGGAGATTTTGTCGTTCCCCCTCGTCGGGGTAAACTCCTGCACAGGAATCCCCATAGCGCGCATCTCGTAGATCAAAGGCGCACCGGAAGCCTTCTTCTCGATCACCACCCCGTCCGGCTGCCATTCCCGATACTCCTCGACGGCCACGCGCTTGAGCTCGGGGAACTCCATGCGGTCGCGGAACGCGTTGAGCAAGATAATGTTGGCTACGGACGTACCAGTGTCCTCGTCGTCCTTGTAGAACACGCCCCACGTTGTACACGCCGAATAGTCGGCGCGCTGGGTCTTCTCGAAGGCCGTATCCCACGTCTGAAGCACGAATTCGCAGTTCGGTGGCTCCTCATGGGGCCACTCCTGCCACCACTCGCGCTTCACGATGGCCGCAGACTCCGAGACCGGGTTCTGCTGGTACTGAGCCATCCATTTGGAGTTAGGGACGTCGCGTTTGACCTTCAGAAGCTCCTCGAGCTCCCAAAATTCAGGCCAAAGGGGCTTATCCGAGGGCAGAATGGCCGGAAATTCGATGACTTCCCACTCACCTATGCTGTCGTTGGCCGACGCATCCTTGAGAATCTGCCCTGTCAGGTCCCGTTTGGACCACCGCGTCATCACGATTACGATGGCCCCGCCCGGCTGCAGGCGCTGACGAGGCCCCGAAGTGTACCATTCGTAGGTCTTGTCGTAGATGTCCGGGTTCACTTCGGCCAGCGCCGCTTCCTGCTCCGAGTGGGGGTCGTCGATGATGAGCAAGTCCGCACCTTTACCGGTGACGGCACCGCCAATACCGATAGCGAAATAGTCGCCCTGCCGGTTTGTGTTCCACCGCCCTGCCGCCTTGGAGTCCGATGCCAGTGCAAGATCAGGAAAAATCGACTTGTAGGCGTCGGTATCGACCAAGTTACGCACCTTACGACCGAACCCGACGGCGAGTTCGGCGGTGTGCGAGCACTGGATGACCTTCTTGTGGGGGAAATTCCCCAGAAACCAAGCAGGAAGCAGATAAGAGGCGAACTCAGACTTAGTGTGGCGAGGAGGCATATTAATGATGAGCCTCTTACACTCGCCCCGAGCCACCCGCTCAAACGCATCAGCCATTTTCGCATGGTGCCTCCCGCCAATGAACGTCGGCCAGACTTCCTGCACGAACTTCATGAACCGCTTCTGCCCCAGAGCGCGCCGCTTGAGCTCGGCGAGCTTCTCCAGCTCGGCCAGCAAGACCTCCTGCTCATGCACGGGCAGGAGGTGCAGCACCTTGGGGATGTCCTTGAGGGACACGTCCTTGAGCGGCGAGGAGGCCATCAGTTCTTGTGGACCCCTTCCTTGGCGTACTCGAGCGCGCCGAGCAGCCGCCAGCGGTCATCGAAGTGCCCCCACGACCCGAAGTAGGTCTCGCTGGTGTTGTTGTACACCACGACGGCCTCCGTGACGCTCCCAGCCTCGAACTGGTCCGCCAGCCCCCGCAGGAACTTGGCAGCATCCTCCCAAGCAGCGGCCCTCGGGTGCTTAAGCTTCGTTACCGTCGTCATTACCTTGCTCCTCTTCAAATACTTCCGCGAAGTCGGCATCGAGAATGCCGAGCTCCTCATCAAGGTCCATACCCAGCGGCTTCATGTCGATCACGTCCGCATTGAGCAGGCGCTTGACACGCTCCTTGATCGCGGACTCCAGACTCTCAGGGTTGTTGTACGTGACGTTGATCTCGCTGCGCTCGGTGAACAGACCTACGTCGCTATGCTTGCCCAGCAGCTCGATGGCCTTCAGCTCGTACTTGATCTCGCCGCAGTCAGCGATCTCCAGCAGCTTGTTGGTCAGAGCCGCACGTACCTGCCCCAGATCAAGCGCACGGTTCTGCCCGTACGCACGCAGGAAAGCCGCCGCACCCAGTGCGGTAGGCAGGTTGGTCAGAGGCTTGGTTTTCTGATCCTTGAGGACAGCATCGAGGAGCTTCTTCTCCTCTGCCAGCGTGGTCGGGTCCACCTCCACCGGGGCCCCGAGCTCTTCCAGCAATTCTGCAGTCGTAGCAGCGGACGCCAGCTTGTCAGCGAACGAACCCAGTTCCTCGTCTTCCGTGCTGTACGGCACGGGGTACTCATCAGAGGCTTCGATCTTCACGACAGGCATGGGTGCAGCGTCCGGTTTGAGGGAGCAGACGCCTATATAGTCACGTAGTGGCGGGAGAGTAAAGGGGGCAGCGGGGAAGGCACCGCCCCCTAAACCGTCAACTGTGAAGGGTGACGCACAGATATATACCCCCACTGGGTCAGGGGTGTCAACGGGTCCCTCTATGGGGGTGGGGTTCCTGAGCGCGGGGGTAGGGGTGCCTGCTAGGGAAAAACAGAGGGGGGTGGGGGGTGTGGTGATGGGATGTGCTACACAAACTACATGGTTCCCAGATGTGCTACACAAACTACATGGTTCCCAGATGTGCTACACAAACTACATGGTTCTCCGTAGGTGGTGATGGGATGTGCATATTAGTAATGCTAAACCCCAGCCGGAGTCCCTTCTGCTCCTTGGGGGGTGCCACCCCGGTACGGTCGCGATAACCCCCAGTTACAACCCCATACCCCCCCC